AGTTTTGCTCGACGACAAGGAAGATTTTGAACGCACCCTCCAGCATTACGTTAAGGACAGTAAGGTTGTTCGACTTGATGATATTACTGTCAAGTCTAAGTATTACACTGAAGAAGGTGGTATGCAAGTTACTCGTACTACTGAGCGTATTCTAAAGTCAGCTGAAAATCTAGTCGAAAGATTTCCTGGACTTTGTACTATGTACATACGTGAAACTACTGGCCACGCTGAACTTCGCCTTCGCGATAACCGTAAAGAAGTTACAACTGGCTCAACCCTTGATCAATTTTTTGGATAACATAATGAGTTGTAATGGAAACTGCGAAAAATGCGGTTGTAAAACTGAAAATTTAATTTCGTATAAGTATAGTGAAGATCAGATTATTCGCGATCTTCAGCTATATATAGATAAGACATATGGTCAGCATTATAAAACTGAAAACGAAGTTCAGTGTTTTGATGCATGGATTGCACTAGGAAGTTCAACTGAGACTTTCCGTAATACTGCTATCAAGTACCTGTGGCGATACGGAAAGAAAAATGGTTCAAACAAAGCTGATCTAATGAAAGCTTTACATTATGTTATGTTATGCCTACATGTAGATCATTATAAAGGTGATAAGAATGGAAATTAAGGTTCCTATTGAAGAATTACGCAAGAACAAATTGTTTTTGGCCACGCCTATGTATGGCGGGCAGTGTGCTGGTATGTACACTAGATCAATTGCCGACTTAGCAGCTTTGTGTGCTGCCTATCAAATCCCACTACAGATCTATTATCTGTTCAATGAGTCTCTTATTACTCGTGCTCGCAATTATTGCGTTGATGAGTTTATGAGATCTGAAGCAGATCATATGATGTTCATTGACTCGGACATCGGGTTTGATCCAAAGGATGTTATTGCTCTCATGGCTCTGCAGGCACAGGAACCAGAGAAGTATAACATCATCGGTGGTCCTTATCCCAAGAAGTGTATCAGTTGGGAAAAGATTAAGGCTGCTGTTGATAAGGGTGTTGCTGATAAGGATGCTAACGTTCTTGAAAAGTTTGTTGGTGACTTTGTATTCAACCCAAAGGGTGGCGCACAAACGATTAAGATCGGTGAGCCTTGTGAAGTTCTAGAAATTGGAACTGGATTTATGATGATCCACAAGTCAGCAATGAAGAAGTTCGCTGATAGTTATCCGCAGTATAACTATAAGCCTGACCACGTTAGAACCGAACACTTTGATGGTTCTCGTGAAATTATGATGTACTTCCAAGCTGAAGTAGATCCTGTTTCTAAGCGTTACCTTTCTGAGGATTACTGGTTCTGCCAGAAGGCTCAGGAAATTGAACTGAAGACATGGCTCTGTCCATGGATGAAGACCCAGCATGTAGGCACCTATATCTTTGGTGGCTCACTTGCTGATTTAGCCTCTATCGGTGCAAGTGCGACAGCTGATCCTGGTCAGCTTAACAAAAAGAAATCTTAAAAAGGGAAATTATATTATGAAGATTGCTACCAATACCATCAACGTTCTCAAGAACTTTGCCAAGATCAACCCCTCGATCGTCATTCAGGAAGGGAATGTCCTTAAGACCATGTCTCCTTCCAAGACAATCATGGCCAAGGCAAAGGTTGATACTGATTTCGGTCAGCGTTTTGCTATCTATAATCTTGATCGTTTTATCTCAACTGTAAGTTTGTTTAACGATCCTGACTTTACGTTCACTTCTCGTTCGGTCGAGATCTCTTCAGAAAACCGCAAGACTAGCTACGTCTATGCTGACGAGAGCAACATCACCAAGGCTCCTGATAGGGAAATCGCTCTTCCTTCTGTTGACGTTTCCTTTACCTTCACCAATGAAGTTCTAAAGGATATTGAGAAGGCATGCGGTGTCCTTAGTCTGCCAGAAATTGCCGTGATCGGTGATGGTTCCACTATCACAATCAATGCTATCGACAGCAAGCTTACTGCTGGTGATACGTATTCTGTTGTGATCGGACAAACTGACAAGGCGTTCAAGGCGATCTTCAAGATCGAGAACATTAAGATTATTCCTGGAGACTATGAAGTTACCATTAGCTCCAAGGGTATCTCTCACTTCTCTGGCAAGGATGCTGAGTATTGGATTGCCGTTGAGCAGAACTCTGTGTTCTAATTGAGCGGGGAGCTTCGGCTCCCCTTTCTTTTGATTTATATATTATGGAGACTATAGTATGAAGAGACTTGATGTTGTACCAAGAGTTCATAGGCATACTTCTAACAATATGACTACAACTCTTTTTTCTGCCTTGGGTTTAGAAGGCAAAGGGTATAAGATGAAACCGTGTAATTGTTGCGGTGAAATTAAGCTTTATGGCGACTTTTATGTAAAGTCAAATAGGCAACATATTCATCAGGACAATATTCAAGCTAAAGATCTTAGAGGATATTGTATTATTTGTTATGATCAGCATCATTCTGGTAGGTGAAAAATGAACGAAGAATTTCTCTGGGTAGAAAAGTATCGTCCTAAGACTATTGAGGACACAATCCTTCCTGTTGATCTGAAAGTTATCTTTCAACAGTTTGTTGATCAAAAGAATATTCCTAATCTGATTTTGTCTGGTTCAGCTGGCGTTGGTAAGACCACGGTAGCCCGAGCTATGCTTGAGCAGTTGGGTTGTGATTATATTGTAATAAATGGATCTATGAATGGCAACATCGACACTCTTAGGAACGACATCCTTAACTTCGCTTCTACCGTTTCTCTTTCAGGAGGAAGGAAATACGTCATCCTGGACGAGGCAGACTACCTTAACGCAAACTCTACACAACCTGCCTTACGTAACTTCATGGAAGAGTTCAGCCGTAACTGTGGTTTCATCCTCACCTGTAACTTTAAAAATCGAATCATTGACCCCCTCCACTCCAGATGTTCCGTGGTGGATTTCAAGATCTCGAAAAGAGATATGGCAAAGCTTGCAGGACAATTCTTTAAGCGAGTGGAATCGATACTTGGGTCTGAAGGAATCTCATACGACAAGTCTGTTGTCGCTGAGATTATTCAGAAATATTTTCCTGACTGGCGCAGGGTTTTAAACGAGCTTCAGCGTTACTCAGCTACAGGTAAGATCGACAGCGGTATTCTGGCTAACCTCCAGCAGACTAGCATTCGTGAGCTTATCGACTTCATGAAGCTCAAGAACTATACCGAAGTTCGGAAGTGGGTTAAGAACAACATTGACTCAGATGTAAACTCTTTGTTCAATGAGTTCTACGAAACTGCATCCCAGTTCTTTACTCCACGTTGTATTCCTTTGCTTGTTACTTTGATTGCCAAGTACCAGTATCAGAATGCATTCGCTGCTAACTCTGAAATTAACTTTGCAGCTTTCTTGGCTGAGGCTATGGTTGAACTGGAGTTCGTATGACGTTTCTGGATGTAACTCTTCAGAAAAGAAAACCAGAGGTCAAGGAAGAAAAGATTGCCAAGCCTGTATATGATTGGCGATTTGAGAATAGTATTAATCTTGGTAAGCAACCTCTAGAGTTGGATAAGGAACCATTCAAGTACGAGAAGTGGCGTACTAATAGCACTTTATCCAACTTTGTTGATACTAGTATGCATGCTAATGAAATGAATTTGAACATGCATATCACAGACCAGATTAATTATGATTATCTTTTCCTTAGCGTAAGAAAGACCAAGCGTTACGGTAAGAAGAAAACCGAAGAAGATAAGCGTTTAGAAACGTTACAAAAAGAAGAATCCGAAAAGCTCGACCTAATTCAAGAATATTATAAATATAATACAGCTAATGCTAAAGCTGCACTACGGGTTTTAACCGAATCCCAACTTGAAATAATAAAAAGAAGATTAGAAAAAGGTGGAGTTAAATGAATGTATTGGAAAATCTAATTGAGGTGAAAATTAACGAAGAAGAAGATTTCTTAAAGATCAAAGAAACTTTAACTCGTATAGGTGTAGCTTCCAGAAAAGAAAAGAAACTTTATCAGTCTTGTCATATTTTCCATAAGCAGGGTAAGTATTACCTAGTGCATTTTAAGGAAATGTTTATTGTCGATGGCAAGCCTTCGAACTTTACAGACGAAGATAAAGGCAGAAGAAATAAAATCATTGAACTGCTTCAGGATTGGGACCTACTTAAAGTAGTTTCGCCTGAAAAAATCACAGACCCATTGGCTTCTATTAGCCAAATTAAGATTATATCGCATAAAGAAAAACACGAGTGGACTCTTGAAGCAAAGTATAACATAGGTCGTAAGAAAAGCAATGGTTAAATCTTGCAGAGAAATCGCTGAAGATATTGATGAGCTAAGAAGGAAAATCCAACAGGACAAATTCACTGAAATGGTTTTTGCTGATTTCTCTGAAAGAACAAAATGTAAATCATCTGACTTCTCTGTAATGTGTAAAAAATGTAATTGTTGGAAAGCAGTATATAATGATAAAGATGCCTTGGAAAATTGAAAGAAAACCTCTGACAACTGCAGAAGAA